CTTGAGGGAGAATTCATGTCTAGTGTGTTTCTAACCGCGTCAATAGCTCTTTGTGCTAGTTTTTTAGCTTTGTCTATTAACTCCTGTATTTTACTAGCATCTCCTAAACCTCTCATCATTCCATCTACAATACCTTTACCTATATCTTCAGCGGCAGTAACAAAGCCTTCTATCATATCATAAAGTTTTTCTTTAATACTAGATAGACCATCGACAGTTTTTTGATATAGTGATCCCTCTCCTGTTCCTGAGATTAATTCCCATCCTAGTAAGATACCTGCAACAATTAGTTTAATGGCTGTCTTGAATTCCTCTACCTTGTCTTTAATATACTGTACCATAGCGGAAAGGGTTTCTGTGAGTTTCTGCTTTACTGTATCCCATGTTTCAGACCATACACGTTTTACAGTCTCAACAAAACCATTCCACTTTTCAATGATAATATTTACTTTCTCGATAACATATGCAAGAATAGCGGCGAGTATCATTGCCCCATAAGCCTTAATCTTATCCCAATTACTAGACCATAGATTAAGGATATTTGTAAGTGAAGTACCCCAAAAGGAAGCTACTAAGTTTAGGAAATTAACAATAGTAGTCCAAATGAAATTCCACGCTGCTACTAAGAGAGCTTTGATAGCTTCCCATGCTGCACTCCATTTACCTTGTACTAGTGCTAGCCAAAACTCTAGTATCTTTTGGATAACGGATAAAATACCTTGAACAAAACCGCTTATGAAATTCCACGCGGCACTAATTACATTCTTTATCTCTTCATGATGATCTGCTATGAACTCTGCAATGAAGGAAAAGACTTTCTCAGTAATCTTACCAATGATATCAAGGATAGTAGAGATTATGTTCTTTATCCGCTCCCACATTACATTTACTGTTGCGGTTACTTCTGTTCCATGTTCATCCCACCAGGATTTTACTATTATTAAGAATTGACTTATTATTGTCTTTATAAATTCTATAACTCTTGCTGTATGTTCCTGTATACCGCCCCAATTATTCTGCCATGCAAGAGCTAATAACGCTACACCAGCAGACACTAAGAACATAGGTGAGAGGAGAGCGCCTAACGCCCCTACTAATGCTCCACCTATTGCACCTGCTAAACCAATAACAATAGGGGTAGCTAGTCCTGCTAAGATAGGAATAAAATTAGCCTGAATGAAATCAATTACTCCTTTAAGCGGAGAGAGGAAGTTCATAGCATTTTCTCTTGCCTGACTCATTCCCTCTCTAAATCTCTCTAGAGATACTTTAGCCTCTTCTATTTTAGTCTTAGCGTCTTGGAATGTAGTAGATACGTCTTGTATTGGACTTGCATCTATAGGTTTTACAGTACCAGGCTTAGGCACTCCGCTAATACCTCCGCCACCTCCACTACCACCGGCTTTCTTTTTGGCTGCTGCTTCAGCATCCTTTGCTGCTTGTTTCTCTAGTTTAGATATCTCTCCGAGAGTCTTATAGTACTCTGCTGATCCCTGTTGTAATGTCCCTAACTTTCCTTTCAGGTATTCTATTTTTTCAGAGGTTGACATGATACTCATCTTGTAATCTTCCTCTGCCTGTAATGCCTTTTCTCTCTCCTTAGCTTCCTGATCTGCTGCCTTTTGAACTTCTTTAGCTTTCTGTTCTTCTAATCTGTGTATCTGTCCTAGTATTTCATAGTAATTAGCGGAACCTACTTTGACTTCCCCTAATCTCTGTCTTAATATTGCTAGCTTACCATCTGTATCTGCTATACTTAGATTATATTCATCTTGTGCTTTTTTAGCTGCTTCTGCTTCTTTTTCAGCATCAGATTTCTTAGGTTTCTTTGCTGTTTCTTTTTTACTTTCAGAGGCTTTTTTTGCTTCCTCAGCTAGTTTCTTTAATAGATCTACTTGTTCTTTTACTAAGGCATTATTCTCTTTTACTAAGGCTAGTTTCTGCTGTTCAATTTCAAACTGTGCTTTAGCTGCATCTTCTTTAGCTTTCTGATCTTCTAAAGCCTGTTTATTAGCATCTACTTCAGCTTGTGCGTTATTAATGATGCCTTGATATTCTTCTTTCTTAGCTGCTATTTCTTTTCTTAATTGTAATTCTTGGAGCTTTAGTTGAGCTTCTTTCTGTTTAGTACCATCTCCGCCAATTGCATTAGCTAATTCAGTATATTTCTTTATCTGTTTTTCTAGATCTAATGCGTCTTGTGCTGCTAAGATCTTATCTAATTCTGCTTCTAGTGGATCTATCGCCACATTATACTCACTCATTACATCATTGAGTTTTCTTTGTGCTTCCTCTAGTGCTCTTTGTGCGGCGGCTGTTTGATTTATCTCAGATCTATAATCAAAGTAGCTTCTTACTAATCCTTCAATAGCACTTCCAGCAGTACCAGCACTATTAAAAATAGCTTGTAAAGATTCCTCAGATACAGAGCCTATTCTATGAACGTTATCTATAGCAGTTTGAAAAGCTTCTCTTGTACCTATTAGTGTAGGAATAACATTTGTTTGTGATAGAGAACCTGAGTCTACTAAACCCTCTAACACTCCTCTAACAGTATTTCCCATGTTTTTCAGGGCGGAGAAATCACCTTCGTTCCAAGACTCCCAATAAACTGTAGCAGCCTCTTTACCATACTGATCTAGGTCTGGTACAATTCTAGGCGGAGAGCCAGGAGCTAACCAATAACTAATCCAAGATCCCATTTCCATGAGAGCTGAAGTAATTTCACTCGCCGCTGATAATAAGCCGCTCCCAAATTGGGAAGCAATGTTACTACCCCATGCCCATGCTTCAGCAGCTAAACTACCAAAGTATGCACTTAATTCCTGAATAATAACGATAACAGTCTGTAACGTAGGAGATAATTGATTAAATGCATCTTGAGACCCAAAAATAGCTTCGGCTACAGTAGTTGCAGTATTCACTACCTCTAGAAACCCTTTAGCTACTTCTGTCATTGATGGTAATACTTTATCCATTACCGTAATAGAGAAAGCTTCCCAAGAGCCTTTAATTTGCTCAATAACGCCAGCAAAGTTATCTAATCTAGTAGCTGCCTCTTCTGCTGCACTTGTTTCCCCTATTGCCTCTGCAAATTTCCTTACTCCTGCCTCTCCTTGCTCCATCATACCAATAACAGCGCCTAGAGCTTCATTACCAAAGATAGCCTCTGTATATGCCGCTCTTTGTTCTTCTGATAGACCTTTGAAAGCGGTGGATATGATACCTGCAATTTCAGCGCCGCTCTTTAATGTGCCGTTTGCATTGTAGAATACGTTTGCACCTTCAGCAGTTATTAAACCTAACTCCCTCATTGCTTCAGCAGCAGTATCAGTGTTAGGTGTTAGTCTCTGAATAACTGTTTTGAGTGCTGTTCCTGCTTCTCTACCGCTATAGAACATGTATGAAGTGGCAGCAATGATAGCATTGAAGTCCTCTAACTCTAAACCATAAGAATGTGATGCCGCTCCGCCTTGTGCTAAGGCTAATTGGTAATCTCTGAGATCAAACTTTGATGCGTTAACTGTACCTGTTACACCGTCAATAGCTCTTTCTAGTTCTGTACCTTTCAAACCGAAAGCGTTCATTACATCGGTAGCTACTGTAGCTGATGATACTAAATCTGAACCTGTAGCAGATGCGAGATCTACGGTAGCCTGTGCCGCTCCGCCTAGAATATCAGTTATAGAAACGCCTTGTTTCGCTAACTCTTCCATAGCTTGCGCTGCTTCTGTAGATGTGAACGCTGTTTGCTTACCTAGTTCAATACCTTTCTGCCGTAATGCTTCAAATTCCTGTGCAGTAGGATCTAATACTGCCTTTACTGCACTCATTTGCTTTTCAAAGTCAACTGCTATCTGTCCAGTACCCTTTAATGCATCTCCGAGATTCATTATTGGAGCAGTGACCATATTAGCTAAGTTGAATGTGAGAGCCATTTTAATAGCATTACCTAATGAGTAGAAATGCATACCTGCATCCTGTACCGCTCTACTCATTGTTTTAACGTTATTAGTAGCTTCTTGAATTGGGGCTTGATTTACGTTTGGTTGTATGTTAGCAGTAAAGTTAAGATTTCCGCTCTTAGCTAACTGTTTAATAGAGTTTTCTACTTTTTCAAATTGTTTACTGAAAGTTGAAGTATCTAACTCTAATCTAACAAATAGAGCACCTACCTCTAGTGCCATGTATATTCTCCTATTCTATCATTCCTTTTCCTTTCTAGCGTTTTTTGAACATCATAGAGATGTCTTTTGCTATATCCTCTGGTTTTTCTAACGGTTTGTTCTTCTTACCCTCTGTTATTGCATAGATGAAAGCACTATCGCCACTTAATCCGCCTAGTAAAGCTAAAAACTTTCTCCAAGAGATATCAGCTTTTACTAAGTCTACATGGTACTCTCTTTGAAAATCTGCTTCAATAAGATCCCACTCCTCTAAAATATCATCTATTTGGATCGTCTTGCCGGTTTTGGGCTTGTATCATCTCCATCTTTCTTAGTTACTCCATACTGTTCTAAAGCCCACTTCATTAACTCCATTGCTACATCAATATCGAATTCTACATGAGTCTGTAAGCTGCTGAGAATATCATTACCTAATAGAGCGCCGAAGATATCTAATACCTCCATATCCTCTAGCTGTTCGTTCTGTCCTCTCTTGCTTAACGCTCTGAACTGTAAAACAGCAGCATAGGGGATACTAGGCTGAAGCGTGTAAGTCTCTCCGAACATGGTAAAGGTAGGTCTCTCCATTTTTCTTTCTTTAATGAAGCTGTCAAAATTCCTATGTGGCATGTCTAAATCCTCCCAATAAATGATTCTTGCTCCGCATTACAGAGCCATGAAAAGAGTAAAATAATAAGCTAATAAATTCTCTGCACTCTCACCTATACTCTGATACCTGAGAGTACTTTTTTAGTGCTCCTGAGACTTTGAGAATAAAAAAAAATAAGCGCAAACAGGAATAGATAGACTCTACCCATGCTTGCGCTTATTCCTGTTTTGATTTTATTTCCTTTGTAATTTGTGGTATTACAAAACCTTAGAAAATGTTCATTACTCCGCTTCCAGTAGGCTTACCTTCAAAGATAAGATCTACACTGAAAGGCTCAACATCCGTGGTACTACCGCCCTGATCGCCTAATGCTACCTGTCCAGTGAACATAAAGCCGCCCAAGTTAGTACCTCTCACACCGGATACTAGAGGCTGTGCAATAACATTGAAATCTCTGTATGCTTCATAGCCTACTTTAGTTGCAGCTACTTCTAGCTTGTTCTGTCCAGTGTCTCTAGTACCTGTAACGCTATCGACTAGATAGAAACCCTCTAATGATACTCCGCCTGTTCTCTGAGTATACATTGCGCTACCCCATGCTCCATTATCGAAAGTTGAGGTATCTTCCTCATTACTATCAATAGTGAATGACCATGTGTTAACACCTGAGATCTCATACCACGTGGTACGGTTATCATCAGAGATGAAGAATCTAAAGTCACGCGCCAAATATTTTCTAATTGCGATAGGATTTACCTCTTTCTTATTGTGCTATTTTCCATCCTCTATGAGACTTTAGATTACCACTACATAATTTGTGAACAGATCTATAATATAGACCATATTGAATTGTAAACTCTTTCAAATCATGTACTTCTATTATCTCATTAGATGGAGATAAGAATTTTATTACTTTATACTTTCTATGGCCTTTTTCCATTTTTTCCCTAATCTCAGGATTATTCCATCTCTCTTTAGCGTAAGTAGAAGCCTTATCTTTATTATTATTCCAATACTCTTCTTTTACATGAGTTGAGTGTTTATAACCAAGATTAGTGTATGGAGTAGAAAGGATATTATAAAGCTTTGTTCTTTTTGAAAAATAATCTATCCAAAACCCCTCTAAAACCATCAAAGACTCTTTATTGGGGTTTGAAGTAAATTCTATAACCTCAAATACAAAGTTTTCTATTCCATACTTATTAACTGCATTTTGTAATGCCTTGTTAGTATGACCTTTTCTAAGTAAAGTATTATGCTGATTTATTCTATTACTAAATTTAGCAGTACTGCCTATATACCTTTTACCATTAACCTCATTTTTGATACTATAGACTCCTCCAAACTGAAGGATACTTCTATCATTCATTCAAACAATTAAACGCATAATTACCTACTTTCTGCTAGACTCTATTTTGTGTGTTGTGTTCTATTTCTGCACTATAACTTTGTGCAAATACAAATCTATCTTTATCATCACTCAAAAGATGATAGGGTGAATGATGCGCGTGCATATCTACTACCCAAACTTCATTAATATATGTAGTGCTCAGAGCATGTAAAAGAGAGAATACTGTGTTAGCTCTTTGTTCCGCATCCTGATAGTCAATACCTCTTGTTTGCACTTGGAAACTAGGTCTATCATAATTATGTTTTAGTTCCGGTGATCTTCCAAGGTAGCTAAATAACGCTATACAGTTATCAGGGCTAGGCGGCATCCTACCTATGAAAATATTTGTTAGTCCATTATTCTCTAACACTCTTTTGATATCTTCTAGTATCATAGATTTACCTCACCCCGCATAGTATATTTTATTATCTCTTCATACCTATCTAAGATATCCATAAAGGGAGTTTCTAGGTATTTAGCTTGTGTGGGCGGAGTATGATTATATGCTAGGTTTTCATGCTGTATAACTGCATATTGAGCACTAACATCATTATTGCCATAGCTTACTATTACTGTATCATTTTCGCTAGATAATCTACCGCCTAGTGATAATTCTCCATCATCAAGAGGGACTATCTTTTCACTCTCATTGAATATTTCTTTACCTACATTAAACAAGCCTTTACGCGCCGCTCTTGTTACTTGATTAATTACAGCTCTCTTCCAAGTAAATCTAACACTTGCCATATTAGAACCTTTCTCTTTTCTCAGGCTCTATATCTAACTTAGCGCATAAAGCTTTTTCATATGCTCTTACATCATCTGAAGTATCACTATTAGTCCATACTATTCTAAATTCATCAGTTTGGGCTTTAATAATATTAAGTGTGGAAGCAGGATTACCATAAGGCCAAAGACATGTAATAAAAGACTCTGTTCTAGTACCTGTGAACATTTTTCTAAATTCATCTATCAGTTCTTTGTCTTTTCCAATGACTTTGCCTATATATGCACTAGTGGTGAATAATAGCCCTGCTGTTTCTCTCTCTCTTCCATATGTATCATAAGACAAAGCAACTTCATACACTTCTATTAATTCAGTAAAGAACTGATTTGCTTGTGTTCTAATTTGTGCCATTACTCCACTAGGCAAAGGGAAACTCATACCATGCTCCTATGCTCCTCTAATGCTCTCATAAAAGAGGGTTTTCTATCTAATTCAACTAATTTAGCATGTATTCTATCTAATGTAGCCGGTGAAGTTATCTTTTTAATTCTGCTAGCAAATACTCTAGGATTCATTACGCTACAAAGTTCTGTCAGTTCATCTTCAGTTAGAGTATTATCTGTATTTAGTTCGGCTCTAGGTAGGTTATATTCTACTAGTAATCCATCTTCAAACAGCTTTGTATTAAGGCGGAGAAATAATCTATCCTCTTCTGCTGAATATATCTCTAATACCTCTTCATCATACTTTATAGTCTTTATACCAATTGGAGTAAGATACTTATCTCCGTCCTCTTTCCATTCTACAGATTCTTCAGGTGTTACTAGTAGAAAAGGGACGCGCCCCTTTAAATCGTGGGGATTAGGACGCATCCCTGATAATGCTGCTAGTTGAGCTTTCTTATATCTCTTATATACGCCTTCCTGTAATTCATAGTAAATGTTATTAATTGATTTCATCTACTCTGTTCCTTTCTTTATATTACTAAGCAGTTTCTATAACGTGAATCTGTTCGGGTCTATCGACTAGAAGCCCGTAAGCCTGCCACGCCCAATATGCGTAATCTGCCGGCTGTTTGCTAGTATCAGTGTGCTCCTGATCTTCTACATCGCCAAAGAGAACTAGATTACCAGGATCGTTACCAATAACTAGTACTACATCGTCTCTAATTAGCTTTCTATCAATTAGTGGTAGTCTATTCTCCTGAATTTGCGGTAGAATAACTACAGGAGTGCCGTTATAGCTAGAGATCTTACCTGTTTTATATCTCTCTAGTAATACCTCTTCCATTCTTAGAGCTACGCGCGTAGTACCATCACTTAGTACAAATTCCTTATAGCCTGCAAAGCCGAAGAGGTTTAGAAGTGCTCTGCGAGTACCTAGAATAGCCTTGATATCGCCTGACTTCTCAATAACATTTTCCATAGCCGCGTCAAGTACAGTAGCGGTAAGTCCTGTAGAAGTGGCATTAGTATAGTTACTAGGAGTATTGGTAGCACTCCAAACAGTTGTTAGTAGGTTAAACATTTTGCTAACAACTTCATCTACTAGATCGGCTTTTAGTTCTCTCTGAATATCATCAAGTGTGCCTAATTCTCCACGTCTTACTTCCATAAGGTTAGCAGATGTGCCACAAATGAGACGATCAAAGAGGTAAGCAAACTGATTGTTGTAGATTACCGCATCAGTTAAGTGCTGTGTACCAGGAACCATAGTCCTAGCACGGAATTTACCTTTTCTAATACGTCTAGTCATATAATCGCCCGGATTTCTCCGCTCAACAGGAAAAACATCGCGTAGAATATCATAAGTTAGGTGATTTGGCTGTACTAACTCTGTTATTAATTCTGCATATGCGCTTTTACCAGGAGTTACGGCAATTGTTTTAGCTGCTTCTGCAACAGCTAGCTTTAACTCATCTCTGTTCATTTACTTCTTTTACCTTTTCTGTCTATCGAATTATAGTCCAAACTCAAAAGTATACTGATCTAAGCTAGGCTCCCAATCAACTACACGCGCAACAGCAACAGAGTCGCTAGTTGTATATTCAAAGCGTCCAGTACCATCATCAGAGACTTTAGCTAGACTTCCTACTGTCTTGAGTGATGCATTTGCTACTACACATCCGCTAGGTACAGTTACAACTGTTTCTCTATGCGCCTGTAGTAAATATCCGCTAGGCATGAATGGGTTTTCTAGTGTTGAAAGTCCTACACGGTAGAAAGTATTAGTTTCTACAAAATCACCCCATGAGCCGCTTTCACGAAGGGTTGTATTAAATCCAGCAGAGTACATAGTTGCTGGTGTAGGTCTAGCGAAATCATCAGGCGGAACCATAGCAATGTATACATTTCTGGTAGTACCTGAAGCAGCTAACATAGCAACAGGAAGATCATTTCTTACACCTGAAACGGTAAGCCGAACTAATCTACCTTCCTGTATTAATTCACCCGCAACAGCTCCTCTTACTGACTCGCTTAATCTTGCGATATGTGCCATTTATTTATCTACCTCTCACGTTTTCTTTAAAAGAATTTGCAATATCTCTAATACCATATTCTACTTTACCGTAAGGCTCTGGTATCTGAGCATTATGTGATGCTTTAGCCTTACTCATTACTTTTTCTAGAGTACCAATATATTTTGTAAATGCGGTATCTTCTAAACTTAGTAATTCTTCATCAATCTCATCTGCCGCTAAATACTGTGCTAGAGTTGTCTTTCTTTCCTCTAACTTCGCTTTAGCCTCTGCCTCTGCCTTATCCGCTTCAATTTTTTCTAGTTTCTGAGTAGCTTCTAGAAGTTTAGCGGATAGTTCTTCTTTTTCAGCAGTAACACTAGCCATGCTCGCTGTCATATCCGCTATATTCTGCTTCTTAGCATTTAGAGTAGAAATAACTTCTTTTAATCTTTCTCCAATAGTAGAAGCATTAGCTACTGCATCACCTTGTCTTTCAACCTCCATTACATCATAATAGAGATCATCACAAAGAGAAAGTAACCAATAGAGCTGATCTCTAAGTGTATTTAGTTCTTCTTCCATATTACCACTTTCTGTTTTTTCTGCTATACTTAATATAGGAGTTCTACCATCGTAAGCAGGATTTTTCACTATAACTGTACCTAGAAACTGTATGCCCCGTAGATATTCAACTCCATCTACATTCTCACTCTCAGCATATAATAATTCCCAAGAGGTATTAAAGGCTCTACCCTCCGCTGTAGCAGTTTTTAGATATTTATCCTCTTTTGGAAACTCAGAATTCCAAAGTACAGACTTAGCTCTAATTACATCTCCATCAAGATATACATTCGTCAATGTTCCTACGGGATACGCTCCGCTATGGCCTTGTTCTGAAGTACCATCAAAATCTATCTTCAAAGGCATATTACTTGCGGTGGCTATGATATTGTCTGCTTCTGATAAAGGAACACACTGTTTATTTCTATTAGGATTAAAATCTGTAAGAATGATATCTAATATAGTTTGGTTAGGATTTTTAACACTAGCATAAGCTCTAACCTGTGCATTAAACTTTGCTGTCTGTATCTGGTATCACCGCCTTTCGAGTAATAAAAAACAGATCACACATAATTGTGTAACCTGTATTCTATGTATATTTAGGTTATTTATTCAGATGGTTGCGGAGGATTGATTACCTCTTCTAAACCTGTATCTTTAAAATAAAGCCGCCATTGTAGTTGAGTTGCTGTAATTATTGCGATTACAATAAGAACAGGTCTAGCACTGAAATCTAACTCTC